CGCGCTCGTAACTATTGCGTTGATGAGTTTATGCGTTCAGATTCCACTCATCTACTATTCATTGACTCTGATATTGGTTTCAATGCCAATGACGTAATCACGATGCTTGCGTTACAGTCCGATGAAAGTGAATATGATATTCTATGTGGTCCTTATCCTAAGAAGTGCATCTCTTGGGAAAAGATTAAGTTAGCTGTTGATAAGGGTATGGCTGATGACAATGTCAACAACCTAGAGAAGTATGTTGGCGATTATGTTTTCAATCCTGCTGGTGGTAAGACTGAAATTAAGATTGATGAACCTGCTGAGATCCTAGAGTCTGGCACTGGGTTTATGATGATTAAGAAGTCAGCACTAGAGAAGATGGGTAAGGAATATCCTGAACTAGTGTATAAGCCTGATCATGTACGCACCGCAGCGTTCGATGGTTCGCGTCTTATCATGTGTCTGTTTGATGCTCTTATTGATAACAAGTATGCGCATCTTCGTACTGACATTAGGAAGTTCTATGCTAAGAATCCTAATGCTTCGCAAGAAGATGTGTTGAAGTATGTTGATGATACCATGCATGATGCAGATGGTAATGAATACTCTAATCGCTACCTGTCAGAAGATTATATGTTCTGTCAGTGGGCACGAAATATTGGTTTACAGGTATGGTTATGCCCGTGGATTCAATTACAGCATGTTGGAACTTATGTGTTCGGTGGTTCCCTTGCTGACTTGGCATCTGTTGGTGCTGCCGCTACAGCCGATCCGTCCCAGCTTGGTAAGAAATCTTAAGGAGATAATATAATGAAGTTTAGTGATGTGACTCTTGATGTGTTGAAGAATTTTTCCTCTATTAATTCTAGCATGCTTTTCCGTAGTGGTAATACAATTCGTACTATCTCGCCGCAAAAGACTATTATGGCGAAGGCAGAAGTTGACGAAAGCTTTGATAAGGATTTCGCGATTTATGATCTGCCACGTTTCCTAGGTGTTATGTCTTTGTTTGAAAAGCCAGAAGTGACTTTGAATGACAAGGAAGCAGTCATCCTAGATAACTCGCGTAAGCTAGTATATACCTATGCTGATGCCTCGACGTTTGCTACTCCTCCTTCTAAGGATGTAACATTCCCTGATGCTGAAGTTAATTTTACTCTAAAGAACGAAGATCTTCAGAAGGTTCAACGTGCTGGTAATGTTCTTCAGCTACCTGAAATTGCTGTGGTTGGTGATGGTATGACTATCGCGCTAAAGGCATATGATAGCAAGAACCCAACAGCTGACTCTTATGTTGCAACTATTGGTACGACTGATCGTGTGTTTAATGCAATCTTTAAGAATGAAAACTTGAAGCTTATCCCCGCTGACTATGACGCATCCGTTTCGTCTAAGGGTATCTCCAAGTTCACTTCTGCTAAGATTACATATTGGATTGCCACTGAGGCAACTTCAACTTTTAACTAATTGACTTATTTGAGGGGAGGAGTTATACTAGACTCCTCCCCACCCCTTTATATTATGGAGTTATATTATGAATAGACAAGATAGCGTTGCTGTGCTCTCTAGGAAGCTTCCCAGAAACCTAACAGTTAGAACTGTATTTGGTGACATTGAAATTAATACTAAAAAGTGCAACACCTGTGATATTACAAAACCTGTTGCTGCCTTTTACTTAAAGTCTAAATCTACAAGAAGGCACCCCGATTCTATTAGGGAGCAATGCATTACTTGTTGGGACATTAACAAAGGCAGGAAGTAATATCATGTTAGAAGATTATCTGTGGGTGGAGAAATACCGACCCAAGACTATTGATGAGTGTATTCTTCCTGATGAACTAAAGAAAACGTTTCAGCAGTTTGTTGATCAGAAGAATATTCCTAATCTATTACTGACTGGTGGTGCTGGTGTAGGTAAGACTACTGTAGCACGTGCTATGTTAGAACAACTTGATTGCGATTATATTGTAATCAATGGATCACTTAATGGTAACATTGATACTCTGCGTGGTGAGATTTCTCAGTTCGCATCAAGTGTTTCCTTTAAGGGTGGTCGCAAGTATGTCATCCTAGATGAAGCTGACTATCTAAATCCACAAAGCACTCAACCTTCTCTGCGTAATTTCATGGAAGAGTTTAGTCGCAACTGTGGTTTCATTCTCACTTGTAACTATAAGAACAAGCTTATTGCTCCTTTGCATTCTCGTTGCTCAGTTGTTGAGTTCAGGATTGCTAAGAAGGATAAGCCATCACTTGCTATGCAGTTCATGAAGCGAGTAATGGATATTCTTCAGAAGGAAAATGTTCCCTTTGAGAAGGATGTTGTTGCTGAAGTTATTGGTAAGTATTTTCCTGATTGGAGAAGGGTACTAAATGAACTACAAAGACATTCTGCGACTGGCAACATCGGACAAAGTGTTTTGGGCGGTCTGTCTGGTGATTCTTATAAGGCTCTTCTTGAAGCTCTAAAGAATAAGAACTTTAGTGCAGCTCGTAAGTGGTTGGGTGAAAACTCTGATCTTGATAGTGCTACTCTATTCCGTCACATGTATGATAATATCTCTGAGATTGTCAAGCCGGAGTCGATCCCCTATCTAATCCTACACTTGGCTGACTATCAGTATAAGGCAGCGTTTGTTGCTAATCCTGAGATCAACCTAGCAGCGTTCATTGCTCAAGTCATGAGTGACTGTGAGTTCAAATGACCGATGTATTCAAGGTCATGGTTAAAGCGAGTGATGTTAAAGAGCCAGTAGTCGAAGATCATAAGGTAAAGGCTCAGTACAATCCATTTGACTTTATCAATAGCATCAATTCCCATAAGGATCTGTTCGCAGGAAGTGAGACTCCTGAGACAGTCGAGAAGGAATACACTCCTTGGATCGTTAATAAGGGGTTATCCTACTTCGCAGATACAGTAGAATCAGCTAACTTCGTCAATCGTTACCACCAGCTGGACAAGAAAGTACAGTATGATTATTTAATAAATACTATACGGTCTAAGAAGCGTATGAGTAAATGGTGGAAGAAAGAGGATAATAATGACGTTGATTTGGTGAAAGAAGCCTTTGGTTATTCCCAGAAAAAGGCTGAAGTTGCTTTGTCATTGCTATCCCCCGAAAACCTTAAAGATATAAAAAGACGATTGAACAAAGGTGGGTTGAAGAAATGAAATTATCTATTGATTCATTAATAGAGGTTCTGCTAAAAGAATCTGACGATTTCCTTAAGGTCAAAGAGACTTTAACACGAATCGGTATCGCTTCTAGAAAAACTAAGATTCTTTATCAGTCTTGCCATATCCTACATAAACAGGGTAAGTATTACATTGTACACTTCAAGGAGCTATTCGCCCTTGATGGTAAGCCGACAGACTTTTCAGATAGCGATGAGGGTCGCAGAAACACTATTGTGAATCTATTGGCTGAATGGGGTCTTATTAAGATTGCTAATCCGGATAAGACCAAAGAGCCAGTAACTCCCTTGAGCCAGATAAAGGTACTGCCTTATAAAGAAAAGAGTGAGTGGGAACTTGTGACGAAGTATAACATAGGGCGATCTGGTCCTAAAAATTAATTTTGAAATGAGATATTATGGAACAATTTTGGGATCCCATTTGGGGTGCAGTAGCAAGACCACCTAAAGATAACACTGTATGGTTATGGGATGTAGTCGGAGATAACTTGTTAGTTGTCAAAATCCCTAGAGAAGTATCTTGGTTTAGACGTTTTAAAACTAAAATGATATTAGGCAGTAAATGGACGAGAATCAAAAAACGAGGAAATTAGTTGATGGACGCACTGTCCACGAATTAGAAAAAGCTTTCACTTTAACAATTAAAACAAAATGCCCTAGCAAATATATGCTAGTGGACTTAGAGACTGGTACTCAATATATCGGTACAAATAATCCAGAATTAAATTGGAAGAAGCTATTGACTTTATAACAGTGATAGCTTATATTAGTACTGTGCTGCCATTGTGGGGCACATAAGACAACCTTGCTATTTTAGGAGGCAATATGTATACTTCGTTCTCGCTTAATGCGAACACTTTCCCGCACCTTATCGGCTTCGAAAATCTCTTCGATAGAATTGATAAGATTAATAATCTAAATAAAAATCATTCCAATTATCCACCTTATAACATCAGTAAGTTAGATGAGCAAACTTATCTAATTGAAATGGCTGTTGCTGGTTTCAATGTCGATGATATTGATATTGAACTGCAAAATGCTATTCTCACTATAGATGGTAAACAAGAAACTGTTGATGATCTTGTTAAGGATGGTGTGAATAAGAACTATATCCATAAGGGTATTTCAGACAGAGCATTTAGGCGTCAGTTTACTCTAGCTGAGAATGTTCATGTTGGTAAAGTTAAATTGGTTAATGGTATGCTTAACATTTATCTAGAGCATATCGTACCTGATGAATTGAAGCCCAAGAAAATCAAAATTGATAATGATGCTCCTTCAAAAAAGGAACTGTTGACTGAAAAGGTTTTCGGTAAGAGAGCTTCTTAATAAGTTCCCGCTCGGTAATATTTCATCGATTTATTATGTTTTTTGAAAGAAAGTTACCGAGCGGGAATATTTTTACAACCAACCAGCATACTGATGTGTATGCTTGATGCGGTCTTCTAGACCAATTGTACCGCCGTTTACCTTCTTTGTAACAGCAGTAATTGTAGCATCGTCTGTACCCTTGTCGCAGAGGTCCCAGATTTTATTCTTTTCGAAGAACCACATGGCTGACTCAAAGGCAAGTTCGCCTGAAATTAGATCAGGGTTAGTCATAATGTCCGGACGCTTACAATAATCAGAGAATGCCTTATAGTTATCTTTGCCAGTTAGCTGTAGTGCGCCACGACCACGATACTTGTAACCATCGCCAGAAGCTTCAGGTCCGTTACCCATACGACCACCATATACCTTGTTAGCAATCTTCTCAGGCTTACGAGCATATGCCTCGGCAGCTTTGAGATCAGGGAAATACTTCTTGAAAATCTTTGTTAGACCATCAGCAGAATAGTTGAGGTTCTCAGAGAATGCCTTAAAGTTACCTGATTCGTGGGCAGTCTGAGCGAAGAAATGGGCAGCACGATTCTTTGGTAGCTTATAGAAAGCAACAGCAGCCTTGAATGTACCTGGACCCCAAGCACCGTCTGCAGTTACTCCAATCTTCTTTTGTAAATCAATTAGTGACATATACACTTCTCCTTGTTAGGATTAACTCTAATATTTATAAATATAGATGAACCAATAAGGAGTTATCATGAACAAGTTTAGAAGTTTCGTTCGAGAAGAGTTAGCATTAACGCTACAATATCATGACACTCTAAACAAGCTAATCTGGGATGGTGAGGAAATGATCCCAAAGATTCAAGAAAGGCTGCTTTATATTGGTCATCTTTGGGCTGAGTTTGCCAATATTCCTGACAACTCTATTAGAGATATAGTTTTAACTGGTGGTAATGCTAACTTTAACTACACACCATATTCAGACCTAGACGTTCACGTTTGTATGGACATGTCGAAAATACCTCACGATAAAGAGTTTTTAGCCGACTATCTTATCGACAAGAAGATGCTTTGGGCGTATAAACATCCCGCATTAACTGTAATGGGTTATCCTGTAGAATTATATGCACAAAATTACAGAGATCCTGTTGCTTCTCATCAAGGTGTTTATTCTTTGATGAAAAAGAAATGGATTAGTAAACCTAACATAGAGAAACACCCTGACTTTGCAAATGATACTGCTTTGAAAGCAAAAATACAAGAATATATTACCATGATAGAAACTGTTCTATCGGAGCCAGGTGATCATGTTGCTGAAATTAAGAAATTAAAAGAAAAGTTTAGAGAAATGCGTTCAGCTGGTATTCATCAATCAGGCGAGTTCAGCAATGAGAATCTTATCTTTAAAGAATTGCGTAATCGTGGATACTTTCAGAAGTTGAATGATTACCTACAAAAGACACAGGATGCGCAATTAAGTCTTTACTAATTAAACGTTTTATAGTATACTGTATGTTGTAATGAGCCAGTGGGGATAGATGAATTTTTACACTAATGCATTCCAGATGGGTAATCATATCTTTGTTCGCGGTATAGATGGTGGTCGTCGTTTTAAGCAGAAGGTTGAGTACTCTCCCTTCTTATTTGTTTCCTCTAAGAAAGAAAATGCTGAATACAAAACGTTGACAGGTAATCCTGTTGACAAGATTCAATTTGGTTCTATTAAAGAAGCGAAGGAATTTGTTGAGACCTATGATGGTGTTTCTAATATGAACATCAGTGGTCTTGACAACTTCCTTTATTGTTATTTGAATGAAGAGTATCCCAACGAAATTCGTTATGATAAAGAACAGCTGAACATTGGCACACTGGATATTGAAGTTGAGTCTGATACAGGGTTCCCCGATCCTGATAAGGCTGACAAGGTTGTAACTGCTATTTCGTTGAAGGTCAAGGATAGAGTTTGCGTACTGGGTTGCGGTGACTTTGTTAACACTGATCCTAATGTTGCCTATATTAAGTGTAAGGATGAGTTCCAGTTACTTGCTAAGTTCGTTGACCTTTGGCAGCAGTATGATCTTGATGTTGTTACTGGTTGGAGCATTGAGTTCTTTGATATTCCATACCTCGTAAACCGTATCACTAAGATTCTTGGTAGTGATTATGTCAAGCGTCTATCACCTTGGAATATTGTTCATGACAACCAAGTGACTGTTATGAATAAGACACGCACTGTTTACAATCTTCGTGGCATCTGCGTGCTCGACTATCTTGAACTGTATAAGAAGTACACCTATACTAATCGAGAGTCCTATCGTCTTGATCACATCTGCTCTGTTGAGATTGGTGAAGGTAAGACTGATTACTCAGAGTATGATAGCCTGTTTGATTTATATAAGAAGAACTTTCAGAAGTTTATTGAGTATAATATTCGTGACGTTCAGCTGGTGGATAAGCTAGATAAGAAGCTGAACTTTATTGACCAAGTATTGACTATTGCTTATGATGCTAAGATTACCTTTTATGATGTATTCAGTCCTGTTAAGACATGGGATGTTATCATTCACAACTACCTGCTTGCTAACAAGGTTGTCATTCCTCCACGTAAGACTAGTGCCAAGGCTGATCAGTTTGCTGGTGCGTATGTTAAGGATCCTAAAGTTGGTATCCATGACTGGGTGGTATCGTTTGATATTAACTCACTGTATCCGTCACTGATTGTTCAATACAATATCTCACCTGAAACTTTCGCTGGTAGTATTGATAATAAGTTCAGCGTTGATGAACTACTTGCTGGTGTTCTTACCGATGATACTATTCAGAAGAAGATGAAGGATGGTAACTACGCTATCACTGCCAACTCTTGTTTGTGGGATAGAAGTATAAAGGGTGCATTCCCTGCTCTTGTTGAGAAGATGATTGAAGAACGTAAGCTGTATAAGAAGAAGATGATTGCTGCCAAGAAGGCATATGAAAAAGAACCTACTCAGAAGTTATACAATGAGATTGCTCGTTGTAATAATATGCAGCTGGCTCGTAAAATCCTACTAAACTCTCTCTATGGTGCTTTGGGTAATAAATACTTCAGATACTTCTCTATTGATTTTGCTGAAGCTATTACATTGACTGGCCAGTTTGTTATTCGTTGGATTGAAGGCAACCTTAATGAATATCTCAATGGTGTACTAAAGACTGGCAATAAGGATTATATTATTGCTGTAGATACGGATTCTAACTATGTTAATCTTGGTCCTCTGGTTAAGAAGGTTGCTCCTGAAAAGAGCATAGAAGAAACTGTTGACTTTGTTGATAAGATTTGCGAGAAGAAACTTGAACCTTATATTGATGAGTGCTTCCAAGAGTTAGCCAACCACACTAATGCTTACACTAACTTTATGAAGATGAAGCGTGAGTCTATTGCTAACAAAGGTATCTGGACTGCTAAGAAGCGTTACATCCTAAATGTTTATGATAATGAAGGTGTGCGTTACAGTGAGCCACATCTTAAGATGATGGGTATTGAAGCTGTTAAGTCTTCAACACCTGCTGCTTGTCGTGAGTATATCACTGATGCTCTAAAGCTTATTATGAAAACAGATGAACAAACAGTACAAAAGTATATTGCTAATCTGCGTATCAAGTTTAGAGAGCTACCATTCCAAGACATAGCATTCCCAAGAGGATGCCGTGGTCTCGGTTATGGTAAAGAAGGTTATGGTGATAAGAACACTATCTATAAAGCTGGCACTCCTATACATGTTCGCGGAGCTTTACTATACAACCATCTACTAAGTAGCTATGATCTAACTAATAAGTATCCGCTAATTCAAGAAGGTGAGAAGGTTAAGTTCTGTTATCTGAAGACACCTAACTCTTTAAGAGAAAACATTATATCTGTTCCAGGCATACTTCCTAAAGAGTTTAATCTTGACAGTTATATTGATTATGATTTACAGTTTGATAAGTCATTCCTTGATCCTCTCAGCATTATCTTAGATGTTATCGGTTGGTCACCAGAGAAACGCGCAACATTAGAAGGATTCTTCTCATGAATAAAGTAGTAGTGGAGGTAGATGATTTTGATTTTGGTTTTACAGCAACAACATCTGATCAAATCGTTGCTCCTGTCGTACAAGACTTGCAGGTTAAGCAGCAGTCTATAGATGAAGCTGAACAAGTATTCAGCAACACACTAGAAGAACATCAGAAAAGGATAGACAATCTACTAAAGGCTATCACTCCCTTGCTTAATAATCTTGCTAAGGATGCTGACACTAAAGAGTATATCCACTGGCCAAATCGTAGAGCGAAGATTGAGGAGTTCAGAATAAAATTAAACAACATTGCTGGAAAATAGATTGACTTATTTAGAAATTAGAGTATTATAGTTGATGAGTGTATAAGGAGATATTATGAGCATTTTACAAAAACTAATGAAGACTTCAACGATTAAGGATTCAGATATTCTTTCTGATTCTAAGTTGTTTGGAAAAGAGGATATGGTTCCCACAGCAGTGCCGATGCTTAATGTAGCATTGTCAGGTCGTCTTGATGGTGGATTAGTTCCTGGTATTACAATGTTTGCGGGACCAAGCAAGCACTTTAAGACTGCGTTCTCGCTTATGGTGGTCAAGGCATATATGGACAAGTATCCTGATGCCGCACTGTTGTTCTATGACTCAGAGTTTGGTGCGCCTCAAGCATATTTTAAGACGTTTGGTATTGACACTGCACGTGTACTACATACGCCTGTTACTGATATTGAACAACTTAAGTTTGATATAACAGCACAATTAGACAGCATCAATCGTGGTGATAAAGTTATTGTTGTTATTGACTCTGTAGGTAATCTTGCTTCTAAGAAGGAAGCTCAAGATGCTCTTGATGGTAAGAGCGTTGATGATATGACTCGCGCCAAGAAGTTGAAGTCCTTGTTCCGTATCGTTACACCGCATCTAAAGCTAAAAAACATTCCACTTATTGTTGTTAATCACACGTA